TCTAAGTAATGTTCATAATGTTCATTTTGTCGGTAGTTTTTTAGTATGTCTGGGAAAATGCAATTGTTTGTGATGTTGGTAATGTGTTTCTATATATAATGTTTCATACGAGATAGATAGTAGAGCGTATATGCGCAGACCCTCAAGGGAAGATATTTTGCCATGTTTACTTTAAAATCGACCGACAAAAGGAACATTATGAACATTACTTTAAAATCAAACACTTACGTAAACACAAAACCGACAATAGAAAACACAAAACCGACAATAGACATCTGCCCCTTATAAATGCTTGACGGCATAAAACATTTCTGTTAATAATGCGTAGCATTATTAACAGAAAGTAAGAACTGGTGGGGGTATCTCAATGTCAAACGACACCCGCAGTGTCAAATCAACACCCGCAGTGTCAAATGACACCCACAAAGTATACTGATGCTACCAAATCAACAAAGCTAACCCCACGCACATAAACGCCTACCAAAATATTCTATGCACACATAGACGGTGTGGCTTCCCGCCCCCCTTTCTTACCAGTTCCCAAAAAAAATTACAGCTCGCATACATGCTTGTTGTCTAACACATATGCTTGCTGGTAACTGGTATGTAAAAGCCAAAAAAAAGCGGGCAGTCTTTCGACCACCCGCCAAACGTGAAGCTCGTCCTATGCTTCGTTATTTACTCTGTTTTCGATTGTCTCTTTCCATTCGGAGCAGATTCTACCGATAGCGGAAAATTTCTTTTCTGCTTCTTTATCAATATTTTGTCGATTGCCTGTGGCTCTCAACTTAATATTATTTTTGCGTGCAGTATTCATGCTTCGAACAGCATCGATTATATCTTTGACATCCTCGGCTAACTTCGATTGTTCTTGTTTAACCTTATATGCGAGTATCTGCTCTGGCGTCATTTTGTCAATGTCCGCTTGAGTGATTTCCTTAGGACGTCTCGGAAACTGAACATATACTGGAACCTTCTCAGATTTGACGTAAGTCAAAAAAGTTTTACTCCAGATCTGTTTAGTTTTTTCCTTAACGTGTTTCTTAAGCCCTTCGTCATCCTTAGGATATTTATGCTCAACAGTGGGACGTATTAATTTCCCTAGTTGAAACTTAAAATCATGCTCTACGGCGTCCCAAAGAAGCGGATCTGGTGTCCATTGTCTAACCTTGTTGACGTGTACAGATTTATCAAAACCCATTAACACCAACAACGCATGGCATGCACCCTCGACAATTTCTTTGGCTCGAAATATGTCTTTAACAGACGCCAAGATAGTTGATTTCTGTTCAGTACTTAAGCCGTACTCTGTGTCAACTTTTAACGTGTTCTTTCTCTCACGTGCTGTAGTAGCAACCTTTTTAGTAGTATCCATAATATATGAAAAACTCCATTCACGTTTACACAAAGCAGGATTGCTTTGATGGTTAGTATTATATAGTAAACACAATTCTACACAAGCTTTTATATAGATACCCACACACACTTGTTGCCCACAACCCCCTTTCTTGCCAGTTACCAAAGACATAAAAAAACCCCCGACTACCGAAGTAGCCGAGGGCACAGGAGAGAACTGTTTATAATTAGTCTGATACTAATTTATTTATATCAGCATGAGGTGTGACCGCACTAGTGTGGGAAGGTTGATTAAAAATCACATGCAAACCTACAAACGCATCACGATTTACAGGTAGCCAATGGTCTATGTCACCACGGTTTCTCATATAGTTATCGTAAGGTTCGAAGCGAACATCTAATCGATCACATTCTGGTTCCCATACTCTAAACTGGAAGAATCGGGTGTTGAGAACTAAATACATCGTGGTGTCAATCCAATCATCAAGACTACCTACTGAATCACCAAAGCGTCTGCTAAAATGTTCTTGATAGTCTTTACAGACATCTTTAATGGCATCGTAGCTTGACATACGAGTGTTTGTACTCATACCCACAACATCAACCAACTCTACCTTGTTGGTTAATATATCAAGAACACAACGGCTCATGGATAAACCAATTAATGCCAATGGGTAACTACCTGATGAATCCGCATCAGGAATTAGTCTTTCTGCGTCAACTGTTCGTATTTTTTCTAACATTTTTTTCATAACTCTATCTCCTTAAGTTTATATTTCATTTTCTATTGCAAAACATACAACCGCACAAACAAACAACGCCAAGAATATCATTGTTAAATAAAACAATGATTCCATTATGATCACATCTTGGAATAGAACGTGTGCGAACATTACTAAATCAATACCTGCCAAAATACAGAATACTTCTGAATTTTTCATAACTCTATCTCCTGTAAAAGATGGGGGACCGAAGTCCCCCGATTGTTGTTAGCTAGTGAATAACTGGCTAACGTGCCGTAGGATTACACAACCATTTTTATTATGGCGCTTAGTAGTCAATTTCAAATTATATTCGTTATAGACTGCTTCAGCTTCTGGCAAAGTCCTGAAAGTATCCACGTGCCATGAGGTACTATCAAGCGCATCGAAAGAAAGCAGTACGAAGTACTGAGATTTAAATGCACTGGTGTCAATTTTTGACGTGTTTTCTTCACGTGCTGTGGGAGCAACCCAAGTCATAAATCTACTCATGTAGAAATCTCCTGTAGGTTTACACGAAGCAGGATTGCTTCGATGGTTAGTATTATATATCAAACACAATTCTATGCAAGCTTTTCTATAGATACCCACCCCCCGCACACTATATTAGGAGTCCCGCTACCCATATACATACTAATCCACTCATTCAGTCAGCAATTTTTTGGGATGCCCCCCTACTAATTTTCTACAAGTTTTTACTACCCCCGCACTTGCAAATAGCCCCCTTTTGTTATAAAAAGCTAATTGAAAAAAAATTTTTGCAAAAAATTATGGAATTAGACCTGCAGAACATTGTTGACAAGTGGGTAGACCAGCCCACCCCTGACCTGAAAGATGTTTCAGTTGTAGCAGTAACTCCTGATTTTGACACACCATTACCGCAATCGTATCCTAGAAAAGAAAAGGCAGTCGGGCTAAAAGAAGGAGTACGCATTGCTGCTAACACCGCCACTGTACTAAAGGAGCTAGGTATGCAGGAAGGAGAAGAATATGAACCTCCAAAAAGAACTACAGGTAAAGGAAAACCTAGAACAACTAGTCTACAGCCTGAAGCGGAAGATCCGGTTGGACTGCTGGACCCCACGCATATTTTTGAAGAAGCATTTGGTGCTGACTCAAGTGAGATGGGTGAAGCTAAAGCTGTATGTGAAAAGGGCGCAAAAAAACTGGACACGAAAAATAAAAAGATAAATATACCGAACACCCAGCTGTATAACACCTATACAGCATCTAAACTTGCAACTATCCTAACCGAGTATGACCACAAGGTTGTCGAAGATGCAGCCCAGATGAGAACTTATGTAACCAATAAATTACTGGAGATATCCAGTTGTGGTGATAGTAAACAGGAGTTACGGGCATTAGAGTTGTTAGGCAAGATATCAGATGTAGGATTATTTTCCGAGAAAACGGAAATTAATGTGACCCATACAACCGATTCGTTAGAACATGCGTTGAAAGACAAGATTAATCGTTTGATGGGACAGGTACATGATGCAGAGTTTGAGGAGGTTATAGACCCTGCATTAGAGCATAAAGAGGAGGAAACAGATGATACAGAGGATTTGGAATAAAATAAAAGAATTAGGTTTTTTAATAATTAAGGGAGTATATTTGTTTTTTGCTGCATTAATTTTATTGTTTTGTGGTATAGCCGGGGTTATAGTTACAGGTTTAATGCAATGTAAAAAACCACATAAACATTATGGCAGCTAAGAAAAAAGACCCAAGACTGGCACGGGCTGGAGTAAGTGGGTATAACAAACCTAAACGTACTCCTAACCACCCTACCAAGTCACATATTGTGGTAGCCAAAGAAGGCTCCAAAATAAAAACCATACGGTTTGGACAACAAGGTAAAAAAGTTGGTACATTACGGGGAACTGCAGGTCCACCAAAGAAAGGTGAATCTGAACGGATGAAAGCAAAACGCAGATCTTTCAAAGCCCGTCATCGCAAAAATATAGCTAGAGGAAAAATGTCGGCTGCTTTCTGGGCTGACAAAGTTAAATGGTAAAGGAGAAGTTATGGCGGTTAAAAAGAAAAGGTCAACCAGTAAGAAAAAGAAATCAGCTAAAAAAGGTAAAGCAGTACCAACTAATCCTGCTTTGTACGCAAGAGTAAAAGCAGAAGCAAAACGTAAGTTTGATGTTTACCCTTCAGCATACGCTAACGGCTGGTTGGTTAGAACTTATAAAAAACGTGGCGGTGGATACAGGACAGCATAATGGCAGCTAAACCAAAAGGCGGATTAACAGCATGGTTCGGTAAAGGCTCCAAAGGAGACTGGGTAGATATAGGCGCACCTAAAAAGAAAGGTAAGTTTCAAGCCTGTGGTAGGAAATCTACTAAAACAAGTAAACGAAAATATCCTAAGTGTGTACCACGAGCCAAAGCCAAAACCATGACATCATCACAAATTAAAAGTGCGGTAGCCAGAAAACGAGCTAAACCACAAGGTGTTGGTGGTAAACCTACTAATGTACGAACAATAGCTAGAAAAAAGAAAAAGAGATAAGTCATAATGGACACTACTCTTGAAAACAATATCCGGCAAGAGATTCGGGCTTGGTCAGCACATGCACTGGAGAAGAAAAACCTTGCCTATAACGGGTTTCCTCCTTGCCCTTATGCGGCAAAAGCGTGGATGGATAACAAAGTGGATATCCAGTTTAAGTATGATGGTGATCCTACACCGCTATATACCACTCTAGCTCAGTACGATGATGACTATGAATTAATTATTGTGGTTGATTTTGACTATGATGAGGACCAAGATAGGTTTCACATGTATCTTGATGGGTTAAATGAGTGTATATCAGCTAATTTTTTTGCTGATCAGGACTTATATGTAATGGGGTTTCATCCAGCAGACGGGGGTAATGATTTACTAGACGATGAAAACTTCGAACCAGAAGTTGATTGTGCGTATGCGATGGTTTTTGTGCAGCGATTAAGCCTGTTATGTCAGGCATCAGACGTGTTAAAACAGAAAGGATACTACAATCGTGACCACGGAGGCTATGAAGCTACAGAAATCATAGCAAGACGGGAACAATTATATAAAAGATTTAGTAAAAATACGCTTAAATTACAGGAAAAAGTAAAATGAGCGCACCTTCTAACAATGTTCGTCCGTATAACAAGACAGAAACGCTTGCGCCCAAGCTATCAAAAGAAGATTTAGACAATTTATTGCAAATTCTACCTAAATTATCCGAAAAAGAGCAGGCAAAACTACTACAAGAGCTGTCTGAGTACGAAAATTTAGTACAAAAAGAGAAAACTAAGGATGATTTTCTAGTTTTTGTGAAAAAAATGTGGGCTGAGTTTATTCCCGGTCGCCATCATACCAAAATGGCACGGGCTTTCGAACGTGTAGCAAATGGTGAGTGCAAAAGACTTATAATTAATATGCCCCCCCGTCATACTAAGTCTGAGTTTGCCTCCTATTTGCTACCAGCTTGGTTTTTAGGCAAGTTTCCCCATAAAAAAGTCATACAAACCTCTCATACTGCAGAATTATCGGTGGGTTTTGGTAGAAAAGTACGTAATTTGGTCGAACGAGAGGAATATAAAGACATTTTTCCCGGCACTTCCCTACAGGCAGACTCAAAAGCTGCTGGTAGATGGAATACATCTAAGGGTGGAGACTATTTTGCGATAGGTGTAGGCGGTGCGGTTACAGGTAAAGGTGCGGACTTGTTAATTATTGACGATCCCCACAGTGAACAGGAAGCAACCCTAGCAGAACATAGCCCTGAAGTCTATGACAAGGTACACGACTGGTATACTTCTGGTCCTCGTCAGCGTTTACAACCCGGTGGAGCGATTATTATTGTAATGACACGTTGGAGTAAACGTGATTTGACTGGGCAAGTGGTAAAATCTGCGATGCAACGAGAAGGAGAAGAGTGGGAGATTATAGAGTTTCCTGCTATTTTACCATCAGGTAATGCTTTGTGGTCAGAGTTCTGGTCTTTAGAAGAACTTACTTTGCTACGTAATGAACTACCTCACAGCAAATGGATGGCACAATATCAACAAGACCCCACATCAGAAGTCAGTGCTATTGTAAAACGGGAGTGGTGGCGTTGTTGGGAACAAGAGAATCCACCCAGTTGTGACTTTATTTTAATGTCATGGGATACGGCGTTTGAAAAAAACAATCGTGCTGACTATAGCGCCTGTACAGTATGGGGTGTCTTTTTCAAAGCAGGAGAGCCTGCAGTAGAAACAGGCAACGACATCGAAGATAGACGAATTAAACTACAAGAAGGTTTGCCTATAGCTAATGTTATCTTACTTAATGCTTTTCGTGACCGCATGGAGTTTCCTGAACTTAAACGAGTTGTTATGGAAGAATATAAACATTGGGAACCAGATAGTGTTATTATCGAGAAAAAAGCTAGTGGTGCGCCATTAATTTATGAATTACGATCTATGGGTATTCCGGTACAGGAGTTTACACCGACTAAAGGGAACGATAAGATTACTCGATTAAATGCAGTATCTGATATTTTTGCATCAGGTTTAGTATGGCATCCTCCTACCCGTTGGGCAGAGGAAGTGATAGAAGAGATAGCAAGTTTTCCTGCAGGAGAACATGATGACTATGTAGACTCAACTTCGATGGCGTTAATGCGTTTTCGTAAAGGAGGATATGTTAGAACTAGAATGGATGAGCCTGATGATTTTGATGAAGGAGCTTATCGTGCATATAGATATCATAACAACAGGGGGTCTTATTATTAATGGCTAAGAAAAAAGATCCTAAAGTTGGTACAGGTAAAAAACCAAAAGGAAGTGGAAGGAGATTATACACTGATGAAAACCCCAAAGATACTGTGCGAATTAAATATGCGACTCCAGAAGATGCTAGAGCAACTGTGGCAAAAGTTAAAAGAGTTAACAAACCGTTTGCGAGAAAAATTCAAATCCTAACTGTCATGGAACAAAGGGCTAAAGTTCAAGGTAAAAATAAACAAGCTGCTATTGCTAGACTTGGTAAAGAAGCTATCCGTAGACAACACAAAAGAAAGAAGGTGTAATTATGGCAAAGAAAAAATTTCCTGATTTAGATGGAGATGGTAAAACTAGTTTTAAAGATATATTAATTGGTCGTGGTGTTATTAAAAAGAAAAAAGTAGCTAAGAAAAAAGTAGCTAAGAAAAAAGTTGCTAAGAAAAAAGTTGCTAAGAAAAAAACAAAACGTAGGTAATAATTATGGCAGAAAGTAATGCACCTGATTTAGAGATTGTTCTTCCTGACGGCAGACCTGTTTCTGAACTTGAAGAGGAAATGGAAGAGGACTTAAGCACGGTTATAGAATTTGATGCTATGCCGGAAGGTGAGTTAACCAGAGTTGTAGAGATAGAAATATCTGAAAAAG